GAGGTCAGATGTGTGTTCTTTTGAGATATACGTCCTTTTCTTTTGAGACGTTCGTTGTAGTCGCAGTAGTGTGCACTGATTCTCTAGGTATTATAGAATGTTTGTTTTTTTTTTCAAGCAGAAGACGGCATACGAGATGCCTAAGTGACTGGAGTTCAGACGTGTGCTCTTCCGATCTGGTAAATATACTCCCGGTTATAGTGTAGAGATTATATCTTTTGATGATTTGCCTTATGGTGAGAACGAAAAGATTATGTTCATACCTCTTGCCTGGAACTTCTTCAAGGAGATTTCTAGTAAGATCATGTCAAAGCGTGATAATAAAGAATATCGCTTTATGAAATTTTTCCCAACTCTAACGGTGTTGCATTGAAAAACGTATTATACTACCATCTATATCTAACTGATGATTATGGTACTTGGTCTTCGATCTTCATGGAGCATATGAAGCTCCTTGAAGATCACAAGGTCTTAGATGCTCTTGATAAGATCGACTTCACAGTCATCACTCAGGACGACCAGAGAAAGATGAATGCGTTTGTCGATCTTCAGGGTCAGTATGATATTGGTAAACCTAAGAACTTAGACTTTATCTTCAATCCATATGCTAATGATAGAGACATGCTTAATGCTCTTGAATCTCCTTCAACTGCGACCGAAAATATTACCATGCGAAAGATATGGACTCATTCTCAGACCGAAGACATGAAGATTCTATATCTACACTCTAAGGGTATAACTTCTACACTCAGGCATCTAGAGATGACTGAATGGGGAGCGCCGACCTTCAAGACATATTACTATTGGCGCCAATTCTTGAATTGGGGCGTCATTGAAAATTGGAGAAAGTGTTACGAAGCACTTAGACTTAATGATATTGCAGGGGTGAACTATTACACTGCACCGTCCAAACATTTCAGCGGCAACTATTGGTGGGCCAACTCTAGCTACATCAAGAGACTGCCTGATCCGTCTACTACCGATTGGTGGATAGATATTAAAAAGAAGTCTAGTGATACTTGGCTTCGTTCTGCTGGTGATCGTTTTAGAGATGAACAATGGCCGTGCAGCTTAGACGATGTTAGAATATACAATGTATATTCACCGGACCAAAAAGATAATCCTGCTGGAAAGGTATTTCCGCGGATGTTATATGAAGACAAATGATGACAAACTCAATTTGCACTAAGGTATGCGAATATGGAAAAGATGGACAAACATGCAAAGGCTGCAACAGGACGAGCGAAGAAATCACCGAGTGGTTCTACGCCAGCAGCGACCGAAAAAAGGAAATTGCCAGAACCGCGCGGGCGCGTGGTAAGGAAAGAAGGATTAGAGAAGCCATCTTACGTGCCGATGGGTAAAGTTGTCAGAAAACCTAAAGGAAAAGCTTGACAATCCTAATGGATAGTGTATTATATCCAGACTGAAACACACACAGAGGAAGTTATGGCTACGTTCACTGAAACTGTTTATATCGATGTTGATGCTAGTGATTTTGAAGACGGAGATTTGATTGAAGAACTTAAATCGCGCGGCTACTATGTAAGTGAAGAGCCTGATACTCTGTTCATTGAACATGCTTGGAATCGCGGCGATAAAAAGGAAGCACTCATTCTTCTTGAGAGAAAGTTTCCTGAACTGCGTGGAATTTCTAATCTAGTAGACTAAATACAAACAATGCGGGTTTGGTATATGGGTTGTGCCCTAGCCTTCCAAGCTAGTGAAACGAGTTCGAATCTCGTATCCCGCTCCATTCATTATGAGGTGATAACATGATCTGGTTTATCGTATTAACTACCATTATGAGCAACGGTGATGTTTACACCGAAATTCGTCCCGCAACTTCTCCCGAATATAATAACGAAAAGACCTGCATGGAAGTTGGTCAGGTCTTTGTCGATCAGAAGCAGATTGAGATTGGTACCAATTCAGGTAAGGTATATTTCGTCTGCCACTCCATGTCCGTAGAGCAGATTAATAAGGCCGCAGGTAAGGCAGGAAGCAACAGCTAAATGGACACTTTTGAGGTTAATGATTTTGTAGAGAACGAAGACGGTTCTGCTACAATCACTGTCACAATGGACTATGAGACTATTTTGCTCTTCGCGCGAAAGGGTCTCATTTCTACATTGGTTGATGCAGCTAACAAAATTGTTGATGAACAGGAATTGAAAGATGAAAGTCTACATCGGCCCATATCGTAATTGGATCGGCCCATATCAGATTGCAGAAAAGATTCTGTTCTGGATGGACAAAGAAGATGATCGTATCACTAACTTTGGCGATTGGCTAGCCAAGAATAAGACCGTTTGTAGTATCTGCGACTGGCTTGATTCAATGAAGAACCGCAAGACCAAGATTCGTATTGATCGTTACGATACTTGGAATATGGATCACACTCTTGCTCTCATCATTCTTCCCATGCTTAAGCAGCTTAAGTCTACCAAGCACGGTTCGCCTTACACCGACGATGAAGATGTGCCTGAGCATCTTCGCTCAACAGCGGCAACTCCTCTCACACAAGATGAAAAAGATTGTGGTCACACCGATGATCTTTGGTTCAAGCGTTGGGACTGGATCATGGATGAGATGATCTATGCATTTGAAATGGAACTTGATGAAGACTGGGATCTGAATATCTATCAGCGTGAACCTGAAGGTTGGGATGATGCAAAGTTTGCAGAACGCAAGGTAATCCAAGATCGTATCGCAAACGGTTTTCGTCTCTTTGGCAAGTATTATCAGGGGCTTTGGGACTAATGAAGTGTAACATGTGTAATGAAGATGTAGAATGTCATAGTACATTTTTTATGAGCAAAGGTGATTTTTACATTCTTGCTATGTATGGTTCTTTGCATGATATGCGGAGATTTGCTCTTAAGAAAGATAAATATGATACAGGCGACATTTGCGATGCCTGCATAGATAAACTTTTAGATGATGGCCGCGCGTGGGTAATAGAAGACGGAGTATGGTAATCTTTTAAAAAGGAATAGAACTATGACATATCAGACTATTTCCGAAGAGACTATAAAGCAAGCAGCCGAAATATGTGGGCCAGATAGCAGCTTTTACGTAGCACTAAAATATGCAGATGACTATAGACAAGCAGGACTAAACCCTGTATACTATACCGACGATGAAGAACGGATGATATTCGTCACTACCGAAGAAAAGATGAACGGTACAACATTTAATTAATTGGAGAAGTATATTATGAATATTCTTGAAACTCAGTTTGTCCAGCGCGCCTATGATGGCAAGTGGGAGAAGCTTGCTAAGGTTATGGACTACGATAACAAGTATGTCTATAAGTCTGAAACGGGTCAGCGTATGACCTATGTTCCCACCAAGTGGGCCACTGTTGGCGTTTATGATTTGCTGGGGGAGCTTGAATAATGGATATTAAAATTATTAGACTGTTGAATGGTGAAGATTTGCTTGGTGAAGTTCTTCCTCGCACGCCCGGAAGTGATCCAAGTTCCGTAACTGTTAAGAATCCTGTTCGTATTGTTGTGATGCCGAACAAGCTCGACCCAAAGACTCCAAATGTTGGATTTGCTCCTTGGGCTGAATTTAGTGACAATAAGACTTTTACACTTGACAAAGCCCATATTGTCTGTATAATGCAGCCTATCAAAGAATTTGTTGCCCAATATAATAACATGTTTAGTTCAATCGTCATGAATCCAAGTGGACCGGGGTTGATCATTCCAGGAGCATAATGAAAAATTTTTACACAAACGTTCAAGTCTACGGCTCACGTATCCTATATCGCGGAGTTGAAGATGGAAGAAAAGTTAGCCGTAAAATAGATTACTTCCCAACGCTGTATGTACCGTCACAAGTACCTACAGCGTTAACTACTGTTACAGGCAAGCATGTATCTGAAATGAAGCCTGGCAACATTCGTGAGTGCCGCGATTTCGTCAAGCAATACGAAGACGTTCAAGGTTTCAAAATTTACGGTAATCAACGATATGAGTATCAGTTTATCTCCGACAATTTCTCTGATGATGTGGATTGGGATATCTCTCTCATGAACGTTGTCAATATGGATATTGAGGTGGAGTCTGATAACGGATTCCCTGAACAGGAGTTTGCAAACGAAAAAGTTATCTCTATTACCATGAAGTCCAATCAAGGCGGCTTCGTGGTTTTTGGCTGTGGTGATTTCAATAACACCCGCGATGATGTTGACTATCGTAAGTGCCGAGACGAGTATGATCTACTGAAGCGTTTCTTGGATCATTGGTCTGCTAACTATCCAGATGTAATCACTGGTTGGAATGTAGAGCGTTTCGATATCGTCTACTTGGTTAATCGCATTCGTAAGATACTCGGTGATACTGATGCTAATAGGCTTTCGCCTTGGGGTGTGATTAACGAATCTAGAGCGACTAACAAGGTCGGTAAAGAAGAGATTGTATATAAGCTTCTCGGTGTTGCAACTCTCGACTACATCACAATGTACCGTAAGTTTCAACCTGGCGGCCAGTCTAAAGAATCTTATCGTCTAGACTTTATCGCAAGTGAAGAGATTGGTGAACGTAAGCTATCTTATGAAGAGTATGATAATCTCCACACTCTCTATAAAAAGAACTATCAGCTATTCATTGAATATAACATTCAGGACGTTGAACTTGTTAGTCGTATTGATGACAAGTTGAAACTGATTGAATTGACACTAACTCTTGCATATGATAGTAAGACTAACCCAGATGACGCATTCTCTCAGGTGCGTATGTGGGATGCTATTGTCTATAACTATCTCCGTAAGAAGAATATGGTTGTCAATCCGATTGAGCGTCATAGCAAAGATTCTATGTATGAAGGCGCACATGTGAAAGATCCAATTCTTGGTAAGCACAAGTGGGTCGCTTCATTCGACTTGAACAGTCTGTATCCGCATTTGATCATGCAGTACAACATCAGCCCAGATACCATCATTGAACCAGAGAACTATGATGGAACTTTGCGTGAGTTTGTTTCTCGCAATCGCATTTCTGTGGATACTCTACTCAATCAAGAAATCAAGACCAGTGCGCTACAGACTGCTAACGTAACCCTGACACCTAACGGACAGTTCTTTACAAAAGAACGCCATGGGTTCTTGCCTGAAATTATGGAGACAATGTATAATGACCGCAGCGCATATAAAAAGAAGGCTATCGAAGCTAAGAAAGAACTTGAGAAAGAGTCCGACTCCGCAAAACGCTATGACATTGAGAAACGCATTGCAAGGTATAATAATCTTCAACTTGCGAAGAAGGTCTCTCTGACCTCAGCTTACGGTGCCCTCGGCAATCAATACTTCCGATACTTTGATGTTCGCCAAGCTTCCGGTATTACTACGGCCGGGCAGCTATCTATTCGATGGATCGAAAACAAGATTAACTCATATCTAAACAAATTACTCAAAACGGAGGATGCAGATTATGTTATTGCATCGGATACGGACAGCATCTATCTATCGCTTGATAGACTGGTCAGCAAAACTATTATTGAGCAGAAACCAGATGCTAATACAAAACAGATCATCGCGTTCATGGACAAGGTCTGTGAAGATAAGATTCAACCGTTTATTAACAAAGCTTATGCTGAACTTGCTGGATATGTTAACGCCTACGATCAAAAAATGATCATGAAGCGTGAGGCTCTTGCTGACAAAGGTATCTGGACAGCCAAGAAGCGTTACATCATGAATGTTTATAACAACGAAGGTGTTGAATACGCCAAGCCGAAGGTAAAGGTAATGGGTCTTGAGATGATCAAGTCTTCTACCCCATCATTCTGCCGTGAGCGTTTGTGGAAAGCAATTGACGTTATTCTCTCTGGAACAGAAGATGATGTTATCCAGTTTATCGAAAAGACTAGGGATCAATTTAAGTTGGCCGATGTTCCTGAGATTTCTTTTCCTCGAGGAGTAAACGGTCTTGAAAAGTTCCGTGATAAGTCTGGTAAAAGTATCTTTGAGAAGGGATGTCCTATTCATGTTCGCGGTTCACTGATATACAATCATCTTATCAAAGCCAAGAAACTGGATAAGAAGCATCAACTCATCAAAGAGGGTGAGAAGATCAAGTTCATCTATCTTGCCGAACCTAATACCATTCAATCTAATGTCATTTCTTTTCCTCAGTCTCTACCTGAAGAGCTTGACATTAAACAGTATATTGACTATAATACACAATACTCTAAGTCTTTCGTGGAACCATTGAAGATCATTCTAGATAGCATTGGTTGGAAGACAGAGCATGTGAGTTCATTGGAAGATTTCTTTGCATGAGTTTAGAACAATTTACAAGACTAGCAGGATCAGGTAATCCTAATCGTGAGAAGAGATGGGAAGAGCGTCGTGTAGGG